CCGATGGCGAATTTATCATCGTCACCGAGCTGAACGACCCGTATTCGGTCAACCCACTGAAGTACGGCAGCTCGGAAGCGGACCCTGACCCGATTGTCGCTCTGCTGAAGGTCCGCAACGAGGCGTATGCGGTCAACCGCTACACCGTCGAGGTCTTCAACAACATCGGCAGCGCTGACGGCCTGTTCCCATTCCAGCGCGTGGAAGGCGCGCAGTTGCAGCGCGGGGCAGTCGGAACGCATGCTTGTTGCGTGTTCAGCACCTCGGCCGGCGCCGGCGTGTTCATTGACCAGATTGCATTTCTGGGCAGCGGGCGCGACGAGCCGCCGGCGATCTGGCTGGGCCTGAACGGCACCACGCAGAAGATCAGCACGCGCGAGATTGACACCATCCTCCAGCAGTTCCCGGAAGGTACGCTCAGCCGTGTCGTGCTCGAGCCGCGCATCGATAAGAGCCACCAGTTCCTGTACGTGCATCTGCCGAACCAGTGCCTTGTCTACGACGCGGCTGCCACGGCGGCGGTAGGCGAGCCGGTCTGGTTCCAGCTGACCAGCACCGTGTCCGGGCTCGGCGTCTACCGCGCGCGCAACCTGGTCTGGTGCTATGACCGGTGGAATACGGGTGACCCGGTAGGCTTCAATGTCGGTACGCTGGTCGACGGCTACAGCACACATTTCGGTCAGGTGGTCGGCTGGGAATTCAGCACGCAGATTCTGTATAACGAGAGCCACGGTGCAATCATCCACCAGATGGAACTGGTATCTCTGCCTGGCCGGGTGGTCTTCGGCAAAGACCCTGTAGTCTGGACGTCCTACTCGACTGATGGCGAGAACTGGAGCCAGGAGCGCACGTGCAATGCCGGCAAGCGCGGCGAGCGCAACAAGCGCCTGACTTGGCTGCGGCAGGGCCACATGCGCAACTACCGGATGCAGAAGTTCCGTGGCACCAGCGATGCACATATCTCCGTGGCGCGCCTAGAGATGGTAGTGGAGGCGCTCAGTGGCTAATACCAAGATCAGCATTGACCGGCAAACGCTGGCCGCCATCTTTAAAGACCCGCAAGCGGTACGCGCCATGGAGTCGTTATTCCAGGTAGCTTCAAGCATGGACAACTCCGGCGGCACCGTGACGATCACCGGCGGCACGATCGACAACACTGCCATCGGCGCTACCACGCCGGCGCCTGGTGATTTCACTATCCTGCACGCTGGCCAGCTGTTCGTCGACGATACCGGCACCGTGGCGAACCTGCACGCGGAATACGCAGAGACGGCCGGCGCGGCCAATACCGCCAACAGCGCGAACTCCGCGACAACCGCCGTATCCCTACTGGGGGTGAACGACGTTGCCCATGGCGGCACCGGCTTGAGCAGCACGCCGGCCAACGGCCAGATCGATATCGGCAACGGGGCCGGGTTCACGCGCGCCACGCTGACGGCCGGCGCCAACATCACTATCACCAACGGCCCGGGCGGCATCACGATCAGCTCCACCGGCGGCGGTTCGGCTGCGCTACCACGCAACTACATCAGCGGCTTCGGGCTGACAAACGACACCACGACGCCGGCCACGGTGCTGGCGGTGGCGGCCGGACAGGCATCGGACAGTACCAACACGGCAACGATCTCCGGCACGGCTTTCCGCAAGTCGATCGGCGGCAGCTGGGTGGCCGGTACCGGCGCCAACGGCATGGGCGTAGGCCTGACCGTATCGGCAAACACGTGGTATCACGTCTTTGCCATCGTTGCATCTGGCAGCTATGACGTGTACTTCGACACCTCGCTGACGGCGGCGAACAAGCCGGCGGGGTCCACGGCGGTGCGTTACATCGGTTCGATTAAGACGGATGGCAGTGCGCAGATTATCGGCTTCACTCAGGTGGGCCAGTATTTTTACTGGGCATCACAGATAATCGACATTGGACTACCAACTACCACATCCAACACGCTGGCGGTTATTTCAACCCCGCCAGGGATTAACTGCGTGGCGAATATCACAGCAACTGTACGCGCAGCCAACGCAACGGTCTGGTCGCCACTTGCAGGTGTTCCAACGGCGGTGATTTTGCGCAATTACTCCACGTCGGGAACGGTCGCAGCTGCACTGAGCGGGTTCATGACAAACCTTGCATCGCAACTGTATTATGTGAATGACGTCACCGGGGGCGATATGTTCATCTCCACTACCGGCTACATCAACCCACTCGTTGCCATGAACTAAGGCTATTTCCTTTGCGTAATTGATAGGTACTGCCTATAATTCAGGCACTTAGCTGAGATTCGGAGCGCCCAGCGGCTCGTAACCCCTCAAATGGGAGACGTGATGTCCGCTTTGTCGCTTCAACCTCTGACCGATCAGGCATCGCTGTTTGCCCTGTACTCCGACCCATATATCGCGCGCGTTGGCCATGACCACCGGCCGGCCGCGCCGATCATCCACCCGGCAGCGAGCTATCTTGGCGCGTATGTCGATGGCGTTCTGGTCGGGGCGTTTCTCATCATCGAATCCGGCTTCATTGAGCTCGACCTTCACGCTTTGCTGCGTCGCTCTGCGTTGCCGTATTCGCGGGCACTGGGCTACCTATGCATTGCAAGGGCATTTGCCAATAGCGCTATTCAGCGCGTCACAGCCTATGTCATCGAGGGCCTTACGTCGGCGCTCAACTACTGCACCAAGCTGGGGTTCATGGTCGAGGGGTTCCGCCGTGATGCCTGCGTCCAAGGTGGAAAACTTAAAGGGGTCCATGTGTTGGGCCTGACTCGTCAAGATTGGGAGAAGTAACATGAGTTTCATCGGAAATACCATTGGCAAACTCGTTGGCGGCATCACCGGCGCCAGCCAGCAAGCAGACGCTGCGCAGGCTGCAGCAGGAACCCAATCGGCAGCAGCGCAAGCTGGGATCGATGAGCAGCGCCGGCAGTTCGACGCCCTGCAAAAGATGCTGTCCCCCTTTGTATCTGCCGGCACGGGGGCACTCTCGGCCCAACAGGACATTCTGGGGCTAAATGGCACCGGAGCCCAGCAAAGTGCATATAGCAACATTCAAAGCTCGCCAGCATTCCAAGCGCTGTCTAAAAGCGGGACTGATGCGATTACAGCGAATGCATCGGCTACCGGCGGCTTGCGCGGCGGGAATGTACAAGGTGCGCTTGCCCAATTCCAGCCGCAACTTCTGGCGCAGCTCATCCAGCAGCAGTACGGCAACCTCGGGGCGATAACTGGTATCGGTCAAAGTTCAGCTGCGGGGGTAGGCAATGCTGGCGTCAGCACTGGCAATAATATTGCGCAGCTTTTGCAGCAACAAGGTGCGGCTACAGCTGGCGGTCAAATCTCCGCTGGCAACCTGGTTGCGAATTCCGCGAGCGGCCTTGGCGGCTTGCTTGGCAGCTTTACCGGTATCGGTGGGCTGTCTGGTATCAAGAAACTATTCTGAGGTAAATCATGGGACCAATCGACTACAGCCAAGGCCAAACGCAGCAGGATTTCCTGAAAAACTTCCAATCTGGATTGCAACTCGGCTCAGGTATCCAGCAAGCCGATCTTGCAAAACAGCAGATGCTGGCCTACCAGAATGACGTGCACCAGGCGATGGTAGCGCCGACGCCTGAGAACTTCGCTGCTTTGGCGTTGAAGTATCCGGCGCAGCGCGAAGCGATTAAGCAGTCGTTTGACACGCTAAGCGAGGGCGATCGCAATGACCAGCAGTCATTCGGCACTCAAGCGTATTCGGCACTACTGTCCGGCAACCCGGACATCGCGCAAAAGATCACGCAGAAACGTATCGAGGCGCGCAAGAATTCTGGTCTGGATACCTCGCACGAGGAAAACCTTCTATCGATTATCCAGAAGGACCCATCGCAGGCGCAGGCGGCACTGGGCTTTACGCTGTCGCATATCAGCGACCCTAAATCGTTCGCTACCCAGTTCGCGGCGCTGCAAGGCAATGACCGCGCCAATCAGTTGCAGCCATCGCTGGTTGATAAGGGCGTTGCGGATGCCGGCAAGGCGCAGGCCGATGCCTTGAAAGCTGGCGCCGATGCCCAGGTTGCACAGGCTACCGTCCCGGCGCTGACCGAGAAGGCATCGTTGGACAACAAGCTGGCCGAACTCGATCGGCAGATCGCAGCCGCCAACAGTGAGACCCAGCGCGGTCAATTGCAGCTTGAGCGCGACAAGCTGACGCAGCAGCAGACCACCACCGCACAGACAGCCGGTACGGATGCGCAAAACCAGCTCGACGGCGTGCAGAACGGCTTGGCGACGGTCGATGCTCTGCTGAGCCATCCCGGCCTGAAAACCGGCACCGGCTTCGGAAGCACGGTGATGTCGTTCTTCAATGGCACCGATGCCAAGGACTTCCGCTTGCAAGTCGAAACGCTGAAATCTCAGCAGTTCCTGGCGGCGGCGCAGGCAATTAAAGGCATGGGCG